AGTCCATTTGCATCTTTAACTTGAATGGATTCAACAGATCTCTCAAGAAGAGACAATGTTGTAACCTCTTCAAGGTTCTTGACTCTGTTTGCGATATTATCAATATCGCGCATTGTGTAACGCTTATTCTCTTTATGATAAACTCTAACTTCACTTGTATCTCTAAGGAATGCAGGAAGCAGAACTGTTGCTACCTCCATTGACTTTTCAGGCGCTGCTGGAGCAAGAGGAGATCTTGCGGGTTTACCTCTAACAAGATTGAATTCGTCGGAACCAGCCTCAAGAACTAACTTATCAATTCTTGCAAGATAGTATGAATAATCAAATACACAACTACCATTCGGCGTCAGGATTCTATCTGGTTTGCCAGAGAAATCTCTTGATGTGTAGAAGAATGGTGAAATTGTAGCAGTATCTGGATTAAATGTATCAACCCTTGGTCTAAAGTCAAGAACATCATGTGCAAAGACTTGACCAGGACCAATCTGCGGAATATCGTCTTTATATCTTTCCTGATCATAACTGTTTACTGTGAATACATCACCAGTATCAGTTGAAGGAACAGAAAATCTGTTAAAGATAACTAATAGCTGTTTAGAAGGAGCATACGATCCAGAGTTTCTAGTAATTCTGGAATAGTCATAATATTGATTTTCTTGCCCCTTATCCAGAATATAATTTGTTGTAATGTTTCTATACTTACCAGGAGTCAAAGCCTGACATACGGCAGATGTGTTTGATTCTAAGAAAGATAGGTTTTCTAGAATATTGAATCTAGCATTGTTTTTATAAACAACATTAATCTGATTACTTCCAGAATCAATAGAAACTACAGTAGCAAGTGCCTTGCTAATTTCACCAAAAATTACTTCACCAACAATAGCTATATTAAAGATATCATCAGTTGATGTAAATGTAAGTTTATCTAATATGGGTGCATTAAGATCTAGTGACTCATAGATTGCTACAATATTTGAAACATCAGGATAATTGAGACAAACTTCCCTATCTTGAACTCTAATTCCATATAGATCGCTATGGTTTAAACCATCATTAACACTGGTTTGAATACCTACACCAGATCTCAAATTGGTTGATCTAGTGATAGAAGTTTGAGTGCATCTAATAAAATCTTTTACTTTGTTCTTAATTACCAGTTTTTCAACTACAACATTTACTGTTACATTGCTCTGACTAAACGCGAGACCTGTAATAGTAAGTTGAGTTCCATTGGTAACTGTAACTTGAGACGAATCAATAGTCGCAATCGTTCCGTTGCTGTAAACTACTTGATAGTCTTCTTGGTCAAATGGTACGAATATAACATCATCTAAATCTACGGAACTGATTGATACGACCAATACGCCTACTGCGCTAGTCGTTTCATTTCTAACTTGAGAACTAAGGCGGAGTGTAGAGTCTGTAAAGTCTACATTCTCAATCAATGCATCTGGGATGGGTGCAATGAGAGAGCTATTAACCAGAGAAACATCTTGCTGTCCTCTAAAAATTTTACCCGTGAACGCCTTAACACCACCATCAAACAAGTCAGATACAGTTGTCATGGCACCGACTCTCATCGATGTGCCGCTTGCATCAATATCGCGAACAACATTTCTTGTAAGAACAGATGTATTAACACCAGCACTTGTGTTAGGTACTTCAAAAACAACAACATCACCGGGTTTGAAGACTCTAAAGTCAACATTAGTACCTGAGGTGACATCACCACCTGAAGTGACCTTGACATTACCGTCTCCAATAGAAGGAACTGGTCTCTTCGTCAGTTTCTTCTGGCAGGAAAAATTACCAGGGTCTTGAGAAAAGTTATAGACATCGTTGATACCAAAACGAGTTGTCTCTTCTACAGTTCTACTAATATCTGCTCGTCCATTAATAGAGATTTTTTCTCCTGCAATAAAAGATCCAGAAGTTTGTGTAACATTAACAGTACTGCTACCTGCACCTGCAGCTACAGCATATCCAGATGCACCACTCCTTTCACCAACAATATAAGACGAAAGAATCATTTCATCAGCACTGACATTCTCGTTGAGTTGCAGTGTGGTGTATGTTTGGATATCATACAAATACAAATTCCAGTCTGTGCTGTCATTCTCATAAGCAGCATCTTTTAGACCGAAGTTATAAATTTTTGCATCGCCAATTTTGCTTGCAGTGCCAGCAGCTAAATTAGTGACACTATTGTTGGGACCACCATACAAATCAACTCTGTTTGTAAGTGTGGCAACACCAACTACATCATTAACAGCAAACTTGTTACCCATCTCAAAGATGAATTGAGATTTGACAACATTCTCAACATCTCTAGGTTTGTCAAAATCAATGATGGTTGGACTATCTTTAACTACATCATATCCATAAACATATGCTTTACCAGAACTAATTTTCAAGCAAGCTAGATCTTCACCAGGTTCATTGCCATCAAATGTTGTCTGATCTTCAAAATATACACCTTCGTTACCCTCCCTATCATTCAGACAGTCAGCAGCACTAACCTTGAATGATTCTACCGTATAGTTTCCAGACTCATCAAATGTTCTCTTTGCCAGGTAATCTCTAATTCTATTATATTCAGTGTCTATCTTAAGATTAAAGGTAACACCTTCTTGAACTCTTACAATTTCTACAAAGTCAGTGTCGTCAAATTCACCAAGATCCTTGGTGAATAACTGCAGATCAATTTTAAATCTATCTGCACCAGGAGCTGCAAAGTTTGAAAAACCTTTTGCGTTATCATAAAGAGTATTATCTGCTTTAGCAGATACTGTAGATTCTAAAACTCTGAGACCAATTCTTTTTGATGGTTCAGGGCTATATTGATCTAGAATAATTGTTTGCTTATTTACCTTTACAAAGTGACCTCTGATAAAGTAAATGCCATCATCGACAGAAGCTGCAGATCCAATAAGACATGCATCAATACTAATCGTAGATGCAAATGTAGATCCAGTATTAATTGTCGTATTACCGTAAGTAACAGTCTCTTCAGTAATCAGAATTTCTGAGTTATCAAAGAAAGAAAAGTCACCACTAGTATTTGAATTAATATATTTTACATATAATGTGTCGTAATCCTTATCTGATTGCGCCGATGTAATATAATTTACAACTTTTGCAGTGACTCCAGTGCTCTGTCCTCTAATTCTTTTACCAATAAAAGACTGTGCATAAACGCCAACATCAATGCCAAGGTGTGTTGGATTTAATTGAACAGCAAAGTATTGTGGGTCAAATGTAACGCCACCAGGAACCACCATGGATCCCTCTTTGAACATATGTGTTCCAAAGGATTCTACTTGGTTCTGTAGAATCGACTGTAGTGTCGATAATTCTCTAGCCTGAACAGGAAACCCAGGTTTGAACAGAACTCTGTGATATCCCTTTGTAGGATCAAAGTCGTCATAAAATGGGCTGACATTTAAGTTAGTCTGTTGTGGCATCTTCTTAGAATTCTAAAACAATTTTAATGTCTTCTTTTTGACGCTCATTTCTAGAAATAGATGGTCTATTGTCTAGGTAAATAATTTCGCCAGTCCTCTTATTTAGTTCAGGACCAGCAAGACCATTGGTGTAAGACACACCTAGATCAACAACTTTACCCGATGGAGTAACAGTAGAAATACCAGTAAATCCTGAGTCAATCGTTACACTAAATGGTCCAGATGTAACTGCATCACCAGTTGCACTGAAAGGAACAACCTTGGCATCGAGACTCACGCCAATGTTATCGGTCTCATCGTATTTGTCAGGATGTAAAAATAGATTTCTGTCAGAGAAATATTTAACCACCTGAGTGCTGGTGTCATATGATGCGACATAACCTCTTGCAGTTCCTACACCAGGGATATTTTGCGTAATCTCACTACCAATAGCGAGAGACTGTGTAATGTCTCCTGTGTATTTTAGAGCACTAGCAGCAGTAAACTCAGATGTGTTTAACAGAGCCGTAGAACCAGCACCAGCTGACACTGGGTTCTTAAGAAGACCTACCTGAGCAAACACAGTGTCCGAAATAAAGTCATAACTAGAATTATCAAATCTAGTGTAAATCAGGACTTTATCTGTACCCAACTCTTTATAAAGATCGAATCCATGACCTCTAGATGGGGGAATGATTGGAACCAGTTTTGCAAACCTAGCAGCAGATCCATTAATAGAAGAAAGATCAATTCTGGCAAAACTATATCCTTGACCACCTGCGGTTACTTTTGCAGAAATAATTTGACCACTAGTATTGGTTTGTACTCTACATTTTCCACCAACACCATCACCAAGAATATCAACCTCAATTGGTGAGGCAAGGAAAGAGTAACCAGCTCCCTGCTCGTCAATAGAGATTACTTTAATTTGGTTATTATTAATTATTGAGTCACCATTTTCTCGAACAACCTTAACTTCGTTTTCTACGGAACTGCTCCATTGATTAGGAACAGCCACATATTCGGTTGAGTCAAATTTGACAATATCAGCAGGAGGAACAGTAAAGAGGTATTTCCATAGATAACCGTCACCACTCGTTCCAGCAGCGGATGGTTCTAAATCAGTAAATGTTGGTTCATCTAGTGATGCTCCCGCGATGGAGTTAATACCAGCTGCACCATTATCAATACAAATATAGACTCGAAAGTCTTTATTCATTATATAATAATTCGCGGAATATAATCTACTAGAGTTAGAAACTAGAGATCTATTGTTTGTGTCATAGTCATGTCGGTACATATCATACGATGTACCTTTTGTCCATTGAGTTTTGCGAACTAGTCTACGAACATCTCCAGGAAGAATCTTTCTTCCAAACAACATAGTATCATAGACATGATTACTATAACTAATACTATCCACTGGAGAAGGTGGTTGAACAGTTGTACTGTTCCAGGTATCAGTTCTGCCGTATCCTGCAATTGTAGGATTCGCTAGACTCAGAAATGTGTAATAGGAATTATCGCCACTAATAACGGACTCAACAAAATTGTTGGCATTAATAATCCTAAATTGATCGGTAATGATTGCAGCCATTATTAATAAGCAGTAGGAATCCTGGTTTTTTTCTATTTATAACCGTCTTGGTAGAGCTCCAGTTTCTCTAAGACCAACACCTCTACGCTGAACGGTAGGATAAGCATCTAGATCATCCGAATATGTAAAACCACTAACAGCAAGTGCTACTGGTTGAGCTCCACGAGTAAACCCAGAGAACTTACCCCAAGTTAGATGACAATATGGAATTGCGGTAGATCCGATACCAACAAAATCACTCACATCAGTGTAAGAAGCAATGTTCGCAGTGATGATTCCATTTCTACCACCGTTCTTAAATGTTAGAGCGGATGTATAGTAAATGCTGTCACCGTATTCTGTACTAATTGCAACAATTCTACTGTCATGATCAAAGATACTTGTAACGGCAGCACCAAGTGTATTGATACCAGTACCATACAACTTGAACGGTCTGTTGGTTTCAAATCCAGTGACATTCTTTCCAGTGTTAACAAGATCGGAAATATCAAAGTCAATCTTCAGTGCAAGATCAGTTCCAATACCAGGACAAGTAGAAATACCAGTTACTAGACCAATATAACCTTGGATGTTTGCAACTAGATTAGGAACACCTACAAGTTGCTCATGATTAATACCACTCGCTGCAGTCGTACCGAAACCAACTTCTGCAAAAGCGAACAGATTCAATGTACTCGCTGACAATGCATCTGTAGTTCCTTTGAATAATGCAGTGGAATCAACATATACTTCAGCATCATTTGTTGAGAAATCTGCGATGATATGAGAGAATGGATTAATTAATGCCTCAAGAGAGTCTCTAGCTTTGGTAACTAATTGACCTTCAATGATAAAGTCTCTCTTCTGCTTATTCCATGTGACCGGTTTAAATACATCATTACTAATACCAACACCTTGATAGAAAGGAGTTTCTACAACAGCAGCACTATCAATCCTGGTAACAATTCTTTCACGCTCCTGAGCACCGCTTCTGCTGTCCTTAGGAACTCTATTAAATTCAACATCTGTGCTCTTATTGATTTTTAGACTATCACCAACTTTAACATTTTCATTTACACCAAAGATGAAACTATCTTGACCAATTGTTCCTCTGTAGAAGAAGATAACAACATTATCTTGTGTAGTGGGAGCAGTAGTAAACTCCAATATAGAACCACCAGTAAACTGATAGTTTCTACCTGGTTCCTGTACAACACCATTGATGAATACCAACAGAACTGTAGAAAGATCAATTTCTTTAGAATCTAAGTCATTAATGTCAGTCTCAAAGCTAACCAGTTGTCTTTCATAATACAACGGGAATCTCTTTCTACTTCCATCTTGATCAGCCTTGATGCTGTCAATATAGTCAATGTTACCAAACTGCCAAGATGCAATCTGATCAGTAAAGACAGAAACTACTTCAAGTTCAAATTCTTGGAAACTGTCACCAGCATTAGGATCGGTGGAAAGACCAGCAACGGTAAATTTATCACCACGCTTGAATCCATATCCCTTCTTGCTAAATTCAAACTCCTTAACTTCAAAGAGTGTAGATCCAATACCAGTTGCAGTGCCCACTCCAAGAACTTGGACACAGATAGATGCACCAACACCAGTTATGGTAGTGTTGCCCAATCCAATTCTTGATATACCGACGATTGGCAGATTTTCGCCATTAGGTTCTGGTGGCAGAGCATTTGCATTTACATAGTTACTACCACCATCATTGACAGTAAAGATCAGAGTTCCGCCTGCACCAACAACTGCACTGATGTCAGCTCCAGTTCCAGCACCACCACCAACACCAATATTAACTGCGATTGTATTAGTGGTGACAGAATTAATCGATGTAAAGATGCCAGCAACAGGATCTGTAGGTCTTGGATACAGGTGCTCTCCAAGATAATTATCTCTAGAACACTTAAATCCAATAGAATCAGTTGCGATAGCAACAGTGTTGCTGGTTGTCAAACCATGGTTGGGAATTGTAAGAATTAGATTACCAGTTGTGGATGCATAACTTGCAGTGGTTGCAGTATAAGCAGAACCAGTATTAGCAGTAATAGACCCTAAACCAGCTGATGAGAATGTATGAGCATACTCATAATCAGTGACTGCAATACCAATAGTTCCAATATTTGTTTTGTAACCAGAACCAAATGATAGAGGATAATATTGTGCAACTGTGCCACCACTTTCGTAAGTGTGTGGAATAGTCGAAGGACCAACCAGTGTCTTAAATGTTCTTGCTGAAATAATTCCAGTAACAGGAAGCGAATCCTCATAGTCTGGGAAGAAACTGGTAGTAATACCCTGATAATTCAAAGTCTTAATAGAATCAGTAGTCGCACTGATAAATGTATGTACAGACTGAGGTAAAGACTGAATTGCGCTTGTAGCAGCAGAAACAAATGTATGTGCAGATGTTCCTGTTCCACCAGTACCGACATTTAGTTCAATTGTTCCTGTTTGCTTGACTAGTGCTCCAGAAGCGGCAGAAATAAAGGTGTGACCATATCTCTGTCCAACAGGAGAGGCACCTACATCGATAGAGAATGTGTTTGCAGCGGTACTTGCAACTGCTACCCACTTACCATTAATAGGATCGGATGACCTTGGATATGTGTGATTGGTTGCATTACCATCCTGAGTGCATGTAAATGTTAAGGAGTTGCCTTGAATCTGTACTCTGTTACCAACCATCAGGTTATGACCTGCAGAAGTTGCAGTCAGGATACCCGCAGTTGAATCATATTGAGCAGCAGTAATATTTGAAGTTACTGTACCAATTGCAACAACACTAAGAGATGTTCCAGAAGCTGGATCGGTAGCACGAGGATATGTGTGGTTAGTTGCGTTACTATCTTGAGCACATGTGAATGTAAATGCATTGTCTGGGATTACAACACCCTTACCAACATACAAATCATGAGTGCCAATAGTAACAGTCATAATACCTACATTAGGATTATAATCTGCCGCACTGGGATTCCAATAAACATTAGTTCCAGCGGCACCTACATTAACTCTTAGAGTATTTGCAGTTACATTGGAGATTGTCAAATATTGATTAAAAATTGGATCAGTTGAACGAGGGTATGTTTTATTACCAGTACCCATAGCACAACTGAATGTGATGCCATTCTCTTGAATAGAAACAGCATCACCATTTACTAGTCCATGAGCACTTGCGAACGAGATGGTAGAAATACCCGTAGAAGGATCATAAGTAAACCCATTAGGAGTTCCGACAGGATTCTTGGGACATACAAATTTCAGCCTATCCAACTTCATCTGATCTTCAAGTCTAAGACCATGACTCTTGAGAGTAGAAACGGTCAAGATACCTGTCTTATTATCATAATCTGCATCAATAATGCCGTAAGAGATACCTGTAGTAGGAACGCCTACAACGCCCGTGATGGAGTTTCCAGCACCAATCTCTAGTCTTACCCTAGCACCAGCAAACGGAGCGTACCCACGCCCAGGAGTAGATGCCAGAGAGACAATGATGCCACCTCTAGGTAGTTGGTTTTCATTAATATCCCCTTCATCAATAATTAGATCTGAATATCCTACTGAAGTAATACCAGTAAACTGAACACTTGCAATACCTCCTACTGTTTGTTCAATAATTTGGAAGTTATATGCTCCAGAATTATTAAATCCAAACGGAGCTTGGAACATGCTGTTAACAAACAGAACACCGTTACCCCCAGTTGTACCAATACCAGTAACGGCAGCACCAGCAGAAGTTAAACCAAATGTATTTTGAAGTCCATCAAACTTGTCAGAGATGTCATCAAAAATTTGGTTGGTATCGTAATCTTGTCTGAGGTAAGTTCTACCGCCAAACGATGCTCTAGGATATGATAGATTACTTGGGTCAGTTTGACCTAAGTCACCACCAAGAGGAGCTTCTGTAAAGTGAACATTACTGTTAACAATTTGGAAAGATCCTCTATAGATTCTTCCCAATGCACCTGCTGCATGATCTGTTGCTGCTGATCCAACTGCTCCACGCTCAACTTCTACAAGAGCCCAGGTTCCAATGCCAGTAATAGGTCCAATGGAAGTGGTGCCAAAACCTACAGTATTGACAATACTATATTCCTCATCAACACTGATAAGATCACCAGAAACAACTGTGCTGAGACCACTAAGAACAAATGCAGTTACGATACCATTAACAGGAACCTCAAGATCATAAGAAACTGCGGTAAACGACAGTGGTTTCTGTACTAAACCATTAATAGCAACAATTGTTTTAGAGTCACGCTTATTCATGGTAAAGCGGTGCTGGTTACCTGCACCAACTCCATCTTCAAATGTTATACCAAGACCAGCTCTTGCATTATTAATTGTGGTTGCAATATTGAACTGATTATTGTTCTGTTTGACAATGTATACAGTTCCTGGCAGCGGTTCTGAGACAGGAGATGATAATGGGTAATATCTTAGAGCACTGGCAGCGATACCGACCAGGTTAGAATCTGGCGTATAAGTAAGTTCTTCGGTGTTAGAGAAGAAGTGCTTAAGTGAGAATGTTCCATTTACTCTATTGAGCTCTAAAGGACTTGTAGGGTTGACTGCTCTCTCATAGATTGGAGTCCCTTGATACTTAAGTTCAAAACTACGGATATTTCTGTTGTTAATACCAAGATAGGTGTTTTGTGCTACATTCTCAAATATCCTACCATAATCAAAGGAACCAATACCAGTAACATTACCGTTAGGGTCAAGATCTTTATAAAGAACTTCAGTGTAAGCTTTAATGCTTACCATTCCAGATACATTGGAATCAGGATACCACTTGAGCAATACCTGATTATTCTCAAATCCAGCACCAAATGTACCTACACCAGTTGTAGTTCCAATCGCTGCAATTGGTTGCTGTGATAGGAATGTGTCTTGATTTGCTGGATCAGAGAGAACATAGATCTGATGGAGTGTTTGAGTGCTTCCATATGCCACATGAACTGTGGACTTCATGGAGAGATCTACTCCACTGTTGATACCAACAACTGTTGTAATCCCAGTTGTAGCAGCAGCACTTACAACGATTCTTGCACTTCTTTCAGTGCCTTCTGGTGTGAAAGGAATATTGAAGTGTTTTACGGATGTGGTTCCAAGACCAACATTATTAAATGTGATAATTTTGGATCTTACATCCAGATTATTAACTTCATCGTGAATATAATCAACTTTATATACATCATTTTCAATGTAACTGGTAAAGGTTCCCATGAACTTACCAGCAGAAAGACCACCCAAACTCTGCCTTGTATTGAATGATGCGAGTTCTGTAGTATATGTGTCAGAACCATCGTATTGCAGAGCAAGCTCTACATAGTCTGCCTCATTAGTACCTTTGTCAATAATAACAAAATGTGCAAGTCCAGCAACAAATCCAGTTGTTGTTCCAATTCCAACAATATTAGTTGTTGTTCCTGTAGAAACAATTTTGTTGGAAGAAACATTCTCTACTACACCAAGTGTACCGATACCAGATCCAATGTCAGCAGCAAAACCTTGCTGCATAACCTTAATATCATAGTCAGTGTCATATGGTTCGTATGGCTTGATTCTTAACTGGGTTTGATTAGAAAGAGTATCAAATACACTAAAGAATTGTGCAAGACCAGTAGAAAGACCGACCTGGTTAGTATTAACCATGTGCGACTTCTGAAGGAAGTAAGTATTCTTATTGATGGTAATAAGAATTGCTTCATTCAACTGATATTGATTCTTCTGAGGATCATTAGCTTTATGAACGGTTTGAATCAGATATCTAGAGAAGTTTCTACCTGCAATAACAGATGCAACTGTTCTTTCATCACTAAGATCGTTAGATTCGTTGCTAACAAACTCAGGACTGATGTCATCATGAAGCAGAACTCTGTTAGTCTTACAGAGAATAAAGTCCGAAAGTCTATTAGATTCTAATTGAAGAAACTTAGAAACTGTTGCTGTGGCATCAACATCTCGTGAACGGTCAAAATTGTAGATAGAGTCAACTCTTAGTGGATCAGAAACAAAGTCAAGGACTAATCCACCAGCATCATCTGCAGGTTCTAAAGACTCTCCAGCATTACCAACAGAAAGAATTTGTGTATTTGCAAAATTCTTAAATCCAGCTGGATGTACAATGTCATTTACATAATTCACTAACTCTTCATATGTCTTAGAACTTTCAATCGCATAAGACATATTTTGATAATAATCATTATCTGGTAAGAATTGATTGCCATCATTAATCTTACCAACATTATCAGACCAACCAAGGTCTGCGTTTATCGTAGAGTCAATATTAAAATACCCATCAAATTCAATTACATCTTGAACTTCTGCAGAGTCACCGCTATTTGTACCGGTGATTTTATCATCAATCTCAAGGTTGAAAGATCCACTGATTACCAGGATACCTGTCTTAGTATCAATAGAATCAAGAACAAGGTTTGTTGATAAGTCGTTATTTCTTCTCAGAGGTTCATTTAATTTGAATTCTGAGAATGCTTTTGTTACTGAGAATTGAGCAAGATTTTCTGCCTTGACAATCTGACCAAAACCAGGGATACATGTTGCACCAGTACCAACATTTGACGAAATTCCAATATAGTTAAATGTTACTTGTCTTGGGTTTGTAGCACTATTATAATCCGCAACAGAGAAGTTTTGGAACTTGTAGTCACCAGAGTTAAATCCGTCACCGTCGTTATTGAATGTAACTCCTTCTAAGAATACTATATCTCCAGTATTAAAAGGTTCGATTACATAACCAAGAACTGGAGTTTGAATCTTACAAGTAAGGACACCAACATCACTGAACGCTTCAATAACACCAACACCATTACTATTCTGTAGTGGAGCTAGACCATAGTCATTACCAGTAAGTCCTCTTGGATTTACAATAACACTAACACTGTTGACAGCAGAATCACTCAGTTCACAGGTAATCAGACCATTATCAATAATCTCTCCAGTTGACTTATCATACACAACCAGAGAAGGAGCGTTAAGATACTGTCTACCACCAAATACAACTTTTGCATCAATAAGTTTATTGGCATTTTTAGCTTGAACAATTCTAGGTAAGAACGCATCTGGTCTCAATGTAATATCAGAAGGATATCCATAAACATCTGTTGGGACAACAACCGAGTCTAAAAGGTTTATATTATCGCCTGTAGGAGTAATAACTGCACTAATTCCAATCGTTCCTACACCAGATACCCCAGGAAGTTTAGAGTAATTGATGCCACCACTTTGCAATCTAATCTTAGCAACACCACCAGTAGCTCCAATTGAAGTGGTTGTGTAGAAAATATCATCACAATCATCTCTAAGGTATGACAGTTTTTCGGGAGTTACTGCAATATTAGCTGTAATAGTGGTTGACCCTACTCCAGTTACGGTGTAGTTACCAGTAAATCCACTATTAAAATAGAGAATTTGGTTGTTAGAAAGTACATCGTTATCAGAAGATACGATGTAACCACCTTTTTCTATCGTATAGAATAAAGTTTCAGTTACCTCGGAATCAAAAGTAATTGTTTTTCTGGGAGTATCTGCTGGATTAGTGGTTGCAATACCAACTGTACCAACACCAATAACTTGGAGATTTGTTGTATTACCAGTTCCGATATACTCATTAAAGTTATTTGCGTCATAGAATATCTTTAAATCTGATCCAAGAAGACTTGAGTCGCTTAAGTTAAATACAATATCATTTTGTTTTGTGACATTGATAGGAGGATTGACGGGGTTTACTGTTTGACCAGTAAATCCAGTGCTTGTAAAACCAACAACTTCTGGAGGATTTTTGAATAGTTGAGTATAAGAGTTTGTCAGCTGGAAATTATTATTATCAATTTTCAACACAAAATATGGTCTCTGAGATAATCCACCTGGTACTTGACTAGGAACTCCGCCTGCACCATACATCAAGACTTTAAATCCTGTTTGTAAGTTATGATCCGCTACAGTAAATACATTCGTTGTGGTATTGACTCCAGATGTGGGAATCTCAACAGGATTTACAACAACAAAACCATCAAGAAGTCGGATATCTACCATCGTAGATGCTCCAATACCAGTCGCAAATCCTGGTCTTACGGTGAGATTTAACTCATCATTTTCAGATAATTTGTGATCATTCTCAGTAGTAATCGTAATAGTGCTTCTAGTTGCATCAGCAGTCTCTTGAGCATAATTTGTCTCAATAGAGTAAGTATATACATCGTCACCATTTGTGACAAAGAAGAGCTCATCAGAGTTTGTTGTAGTCTTTAAACCAATAGAACTATTAGTAAGTCTAGTTACAAAGAAGTCTCCTGAGATACCACTAGGAGCAATCCAAGGATCTACCGATCTAGTTGCTTGGATTGCAGTATTGCCATTGTTCTTTAAAGTAACTTTTTGATTATTGACTAATGGGTGATTATTAAGGTAGAGGTTCTGCGACATCAACGAAGCTGTACCAGTATTAGGTCCAACAGTCACCAAAACTGATGTTGAAAGACCTGCAGTAGTTCCAACACCAACAGACTCCCTAGGATTGAAGTAGAATGTTTCTTGGAACTTAGAATTAAAAGGATCGGTCTCTACAGGAACTGTAAACTTATTTTGATAATAAGTGATAGCACTTCCCACAAACTCAGTCGTAGTAGTTACTCCAACTGGTCTCTCAAGTCTAATATACGGACCAATTTTTTCTGATGGGAATGTTTCTAGAAGTCTAGCAATTTCTGTTCCAATACCAACGGAGTCACCAACGGAAACATTGGGTGGAATAAATCTTACATGAATATCGGTAACAATACCAGTAAAGGTAGTTGTAATAGCAACCGTTTTGTAATCAGTTACTGCAATTTTTTTATATCCTTCAAGATTTCTAACAAAAGTAGAAACACCTGTAACTTCAATTACATCATTTGCTTGGAAATCATGGAAGGGGAAATTTTGAAAAGTAACTCCATTTCCATCAAAAACGATTGGGCAAGAACTAAGCTTTCTCTTATCACTCTCAACTTTATTAACTTGTTGACCAAGTATTCTAGAAACTTCCGCATCAGCACCAGTGCCACTGGTTCCAACATTGTTAAAGATTAAGTTTTCTCCAATAGAGTACCCTTCACCAGGACTATCAATAACAAAACCATCGATAGAAGATACGATGAGGTTATCTGGATTTGATATCTGGTTAACTTTCTTATATGGTTGGAAAACATAATCATATGCAACACCATCACCAAACAAGTTGTAAGGTGTTGTATTTCTAGTTAATTCAGAACCCTCAAAGTTAAATTCAACTTGGTTCTGCATCTTACCCAGAAGAGTATTTTCTGGAACAGCAAAACTACGATAAGTATCACCAATAAAGAATGGGAATACGGGTTTGTTTAGAATATCTACAGTAGCAAAATATGCATAAACACCTTGTGGGAATTCTGGAGTTTTTGTAAATCTTCCATTATGTTCATCTAAGTCGCCGTTCCCTGTATAAACAAAATCATCAACAAAGTATCCAAACGGGAATAAGGAAGATGCAGGTCTGTTTGGAATGTTTGTAGCAACAATCTCATAACCAGAGATCATTCTTTTAACATCAGACTGAACATCAGCTGGATTGTTTAGTCCGTAAGGTCCATAAATTGGGTTTCCATCATACGCCCATCCAACAATAGGAGAGTGACCACTCCCATCATCATTCATAAATTCGCGGAAAGATTTACCATATCCAACATAATTTACAGCAAGACCCTCATTATTAGGATAGAGGACTGCCATCTCATCTTGATCTAAGTCAAATGCACTGCTGACAAGAATAGGTCTAATAGCAGCTTCACATTTAAAGTTAGTGCCAACAGGAAGCACACTTATGCTGGTAGTTGTATCTGCATAACCAACACCAGAAGAAATGATCTTAACATCAGTAATTTTGCCGTTAGATACAATACTTCTAAGAATCGCGCCAGTAGCAGTGGCACCTACACTAACAACTTCTAAATCTGGTGGTCCAGTGTAACCAGACCCACCATTCTGAACAAAAGCATCTGCAATCTTACCATTTGCAATAACTAAACCAATTTGCCCAAGAACTCCAAAAGGAATACTGACATTTGGAGAATTATCAAAACTTACAATATCTGATCCATAATTTCTACCTTCTTCATATAAGAGAATGTCTTCAATTTCTCCTCTAACAATTGGAGTAGCTACAAGTGTTTTTTCTTGACTATCCTTTGTAAGAATATTAACATTACACTTAATTTCTGGACTAAAGAATCTCTGGAAACCAGATCCGTTAGTTTCTAAGATAATATTATCATGATTGAAGAAATCGGTAAAAATACCAACTTTATCACCTTTGTTTCCAGCTTCTGCTAATCTAAATCTATTTTCGTCCAATCTAAGGACTTTATATTGTTTAGATGAATCAATACCACTTACAGGAGTTGTATCATAAGTATAATTTATGATATCGCCATTCTTCCAACCATGCCTCTTAAAATAGACCCAATTGTTTGCTGTATTGATACCAGCGGGTTTTACTGCAAGATGTCTATTAGAATATCCACTGCCAGGATCCTCAACAATCAATTTACCAATTGTTGTTCTTTGTTCAGATGTTCTGAAGATATGAACACCAGAATTAGCTAAAAGAGCGTTCTCATCAAAGGTAATAGTGCTAAGACCTAAGATAGCATCAGTTTTGTTGTTATGTAAAGAGACAACCCTAGGACTCTTGACATTAGCAAAGTATACCTGACCATTGAAGAGACTAAGTTCTTGATTAGCTGGTCCAGTGGTTCCGATACCAAGATTTCCTGCGCCATTGTTATCATAAATGATTTTCTCACCATCTGAGAAGTTGTGATCATTATTAAAAGCAATAGTGTTGTCAAAAGAGCGTGTATTACCACTAAGATTGGTGCTAACGCCTGAGAAGAAGACTTCTCTAAATCTTTCTTCTAAAAATGCTCTTGCAATTGCTCCAGAACCGTTTCCGCCAAAAATTTCAATGCCAGTGACCTTATCAATGTCAAAATCTGTTGGGTCAATGAAAATACTCTTTACACTACCGCTAACTACAGATACCGCACCAGCAGTATTTGCTACGCTAACATTTTCATCTGTAATGACAATGTTTGGTGGATTTTGAGCATCATAATCTGTACCAGAGTTCAGAATATTAACTCTTTCAATAGGACCGAAGAAAACTGTATCTGCAGACTTGTAATTTAGTATTTCTGTACCATTTACAAGCATTCCAGTGTTACCATCTGCAGTTCTTTCAGATGTTGTTTGTAATTCCTTACCACTAGTAAGATTTTGCTCTAAAACAAACCGACGAACTGGTCTAGAAGGGAAAATACTTCTTCTTGCTTGAGATGCAAAAACAAAATCATGTTCACCAGTATTACCTGACAGAGGAGGTGAGAAATAAACAGGTAGATTAGCTTTAATAAAAGATCTTGACTGATAAAGTTTAATTTTGTTATTTGAACCTTGGACTTCAACAAAGAATGTCTTTGATTGATCAATGCCACCTATGGCAGGAGTTCCTGGAGCAGGAACATACGAAATCTCATCTCCAGTTTGGAAAGGAACTGCATTGTCGAATGAAATAATAGCATATCCGTTTTTAATAGAGTCAAATCCTTGCCAGTTGCCTAACGCAAGTGTTGGGTTTGTTAACTTTGCATGAACCTTGTCAATATTGATTGTGTAACTGGGAAGCGAACTAGAAGCAACAAAACCTTCTCTTTTTTTGCTACTAGATACCGACTCATCCGAAATATATGTGTTATTGATATCAGCTAACAGTTGCTCATCCCCACCAAGGATTGGAACAATCGTAGATGTCGCTTTTTTCTGTCTTCTAATTATGTCATGGTCAAAAGTAGTATCAAGAGTACCAACATTGCCACTAACGGTAATTGAATTGGTAACTCTATTGATATTCGTTACTTTTAAATCGACCGCAACGATAGTTGACGCTCCTCGTCTGACAATATCAACCGTATCTCCAATCATTAGAGAACTTGGTTCAATATAACCACCAATTGTAAAATTGGAACCAGCAAAACTCTCAATTAAGAATCTAGTCGATGTATTGTAGATCCAACTGTTAAAAAATACAGTTTCATAGGTTCCATTATCAGAATCAAAGTATCTACCTAAGTTTCTTACTCTAATGGCAGAACCGTAGTCTAAATTACGAAGAGGTTGGTTGCTTTTAAATTTAGAGATAACACCAGTTACTCTCATTTCGACCTTTTTGGTCAAATCACTACTTTCATAACCATAAACTACTGTAGGTGCAGTAATAGTGATATTATCTGGAATTTCTACAGTAGTTGTATCAACATCATAGAATTGGTTTACACTTTTTGTAGTATAATTGAGTTGTTGATAATAACTATCTGTAGGTGTTCCAATTTCAAGTACACCTTCTGTAGAAAATCCAACAGTAGAATCTACTGTAAGTACAGAAGCACCTAAACCAATAATTCCAATATTTCTTGTTCTACCTGCGATGACAAATGTACCATCAGTTAGGGATCTCTCGTCAAAACCAGTAAAAAGTGATATTTTATAAAAATTATCTCTAATCTGAGTTACTTCAGAGATTGGACCTGAAGCTGCGTTGATCTTATCATCATTAGGATCGTTATCTTGGAATAAAGTCTCACCAACAAGACCAAAAATGTCACCAGAGAGTAATTCTACAGAAATACTCTTTCTGCGAACATAGTTGGCAAACGAAGGTTTAATAAGATATTTTTCAAGGTCATTAATTTTTGGTTCAAGACCAAATAATGCCTTGAACAAGATAACGAAGGAAGCTCTTGTTCCTTTAGACTCATATAAACTTCTTGCTTCCTTAATAAAGTTGCCTACATTCAAATCTGGTGAGAGAGTTACACCCTCTAGACCAGGAGCATAAATTCCTTTTAATTTTCTATAAAATTCTTTTAAAAATAAAGAACTAAGGTTATTAACATTTGCGCCAGACTCATGAGAAGCAGCAGTAGTGTCCTCATAGATTAAATTTGAGAGATCGTTCCTTTTTCTGTAGGATGAAATGCCACTGAATCCACGAGAACACCCAACGAACGAAGTCTGAGTCTTTTCAGTGTAAGTAATGATCTCATCATTGATTTTTAGAAGACCATATTTTGCTGGAAATCCATCTGTATCGTCTACAACGATAGTATCGTCAGACGCAGAAATAGAAGCGTTCAGAGAAGTAGTTCCTCTGATCACATCTTTGGTTAAATTGTCTAAACTGATGTATGCATCAAGATTTTCGATGATGTCAGCTGGACCACCACGGAAATCTTGAGAAATATAGTATTGTTCTAAGAATTTTGTAAAAAACGGATTCTCAGAAATGGCAAACTCAGGAATAGTCTGACTTACCGTCTGATAGGTTTTAACCCGAGGACTTAGAGGCGAATATGTTTCGATCATCCTACTGTCTGATTAGCGTTCCGTTGGAGTAACTAGAAGTGATTTGATAGCCAATGCCAGAAATTTGCTGACCTGAGGAAATCGTGTCTCTAACAATATTTATCTTGGTATTGGACATGTCTAATGCAAGATAAAGATCTTTTAGTCCAATTACATCATTTGATTCAGGATAAGCTTGAATTTCTACAATGTTGTTACCCTTAACTGTGTTATCAATGTTGATAGTATTCATAATTACTTCACCTTTAAGGTAATCTACAATTCCTGCAGATTTAACAACAACAGTAGCGGGTTCACCTGCACTTTGTGAAGGTTTAAAGATAGCAAGGTCACCAAATCTTCCATCATCTCTGGGAATATCAGAGATATACACAGTATCTGGGAATCCATCAATTTGGAATCCAGTAGATTTAATTGTTCCGCCACCTTCTAGAATGTGGAACCGATTACCAAAGCATAACTCATACTGAGCAAACTGATTGACCAATGCTTTGAGATCTCTCCGCATGGTAACCTTCATAATATTGGAAGTAATAGAAGGATCAGTCTGATCAATGATTCTTTGGGCTTCAGAATATTTAAATCTACCTCCAAATGCATTCAGGTTAGTAGATCTGCCATATTGTGTAAGAGATTCTGTAACCTCACCTTTCAAACTGTTTGCATCATCTAGAATACTATTGTTATAGTAAACAGAAGTGTCTAATTCAACATAAAGAATCTGCAGATCTTTGATTCTTTGGTTAATGCCTGCAATACCGTATTGCTTCAGTCGTGATAGAATAGTTGTCTTTGTAAAGTCGGATAAAAATGTACCGCCTTTTGGTTTAATACTTAAAATTACAGTTCCAAATTCTGGTGGGTCTAATTCTTCTCCACCAACAACAGAAATGGATTCTGCATTAGGATAAATGTCCGAAACGATAGCTTCGTAGTCCTTCGGTGTAACCGCCCTAGACTGCGCTGAGTAGAGTCTAGGAGCAAAGTATCGTATAGAGTCAATTGACTCGATGTCGCCGCCATTACGGGCAGGCTGAGAGGTGATTACATTGATTGGAGAGGGTGATACAACAGGATTACCAGAGTCATCTACGATTCTACCTGAGAATGCAAAATTCTTTCCTTCATTTCCTGACTTTCCATCAGTCAAAATGAACGAAACATCAATCTGATCACCATTATTCAGTTTAGTACCGAAAATACCATCACCAAAGAGGATTTCGTAGGTCTCATTTGCTGTTTCTTGGATCAAATAGATGTTTGACCCACTTGTTACATCAATAATATTGTCAACTTTAGAGAATTGGAGACCAGCAGACGCTCCAGATCGTCTTACAGTGACTTTTAGGGTGTCTAAATCGATTCCAGTGTTGTCTAAGAGGAATCTTTGCTCAGAACTTCCATTAGAAACGAAACTTCTTGTTAAAAATATGCCCTGAAAGACCGAGATACCGCTAAATTTAGCTGTTCTAGCAGGATTTTGTGATGTTGGGCTCTGTCCAGAGTCAATTGGACTAGCTATAGTGATATCTTCGGGTACAGAGAAGACAAAATTGGTGTCATTGATGACTCCAACCACTGCTAAACCAGCTTTTAAGGTTACTGTATTGCTATTGCCCTTAAATGGGAAGTCAAAATCAATAACTGCTAAGGGAGCTTTCTTAGATCTCGGTACATAACCAATGTTTCTTGCCAAAGAGACGACATTTTCTCTCAAAGTGGCAGAATCAAGGAAAGCTTCGTTAGCAATCATGTTGCTATTGAAGGCAGTAATATAAGTGTTGTATGCTAATACATCGATTAGCACCGACATATTAGATCCTTCATAGTCAAAGTCACTAAAATCCGAGTTAGATCGGAGGTAATCTTTAATAGATTCCTTAATCTGCTCGAAATTTAAGTTTGTAAACTTAGTGAAGGGCATTTTATCTACCTAGTTGTTTCTAACAAGAACTCAAAGTTCTGTTTAGGGAAAGAGTCACCAACGATATCGTATGAAATCATCACTTCAAATGAATGATCATCGGGTCTTGGTTCTACATTCACCTGAACATTGTCAATTCTACCCTCAAAACCGTTCAGAACATCAAATATTTGTTGTGCAACTACTGATGCAGTAGGGAAATCAATGAATTCAAATAATGCATCACGAACGCCAGTACCTAGAGCATCCTTAAACGGTCTCTCACCAGAACTAGTCTCAATTAAATTACGAACAGCCCTTTTAATAGCATCCTCATTTTTCAGAACTGCGATGTCGCCAGTTACTGGATGAGGTTGAAAAGATAAACTAATATCTTTGAATGCTTTAGAAGCGTCTGAAGCCATGAAATGGCACTATATATCGAGATTATTTATAGAGTCTCACTCTAGGTCTTCATCATCTACAACTTCTTCGCTTAGTAAAGACTGCCTTTTGTGATCATGCTTATGATCACCAGCTACTTCTCTCAGCATTTTTTCATGCTGATGAGCAGCAAGATTATCTAGGAAGTCGTTTGTCATATTAAAAGACCATGTTTGGCTATTTATTCTCTCTAATAAACTTTTCTTCCTCTGTTTCCCAATAATATTCATCACAGTCACCAAGCCTACCCCATCGGATACCGTTTTCAACTTGGAAATATTTCGTGCTGACCTTAAAATCGGGCACGAGCGGCGTTTCGGGGGTTATAGAGAGGTCAAAGATTCGTGTTCGATTGTTGGGATATAAAGCGAATTGCCCATTTTCCAACTCAATACAGTTATGAGACTTATGTTCCTCAGGAATTTCGCTAACATTTGTATTTGTAGTGTCTATGTCTGGGTGGAAGTTGTCCAGAGTGAAGCAGTATTCGCCGTTAAGGGTGCCGAAGTTGCGTGTGCGTACTTGGAAGTCCATTGACCCAATAAACTGCTTCTCAAGGCATCTGACGCCATAGTCCATACAGTTCCAAAACTGTAGGTTAGGTAAGTCTAAATCAGGATCAGGAATCTCTGGTCGGGACAAAAACGCAGAGATCGGAAGCTTGTCAAACATTGCTGCATACTTAGGCAAATATGTCTCAAAATAAAAAGCGCGTCCAGGTATCGACTTAACCGATACCCAAACGCCCTCTACAAACTCACCAAATCCATCTTGGAAATCTCTAAGGTATTCTTTACGAACCCAGACTTTCTGCGGTGGAAGATTGATGATTAATTGACTCACTTACCTTGTCCCCGATACCTCTTACGAGCCGCGTTCGCGCTCGTCGCACTAAGTTTTGTGTGCTTACCATTCCCCTGACGAGTTTTTTTGGGGATTGCTTCGATGAATGTTCCGCCGAGCAACGATTTTTTTACCTTAGCCATTTAGATCTCTAATAATATGTGTGACTGAATCAGGATGAGGAGTACCTGTCTGATAAAATGAGATAGCATACTCCTCCATAAGATCCATGAATTCGTCTTCACTTACATCGGTGTGCCTCTCAGACCCATCAACATAGATTGTGTAGACTTCCATAGATCAATCAGATAACCCGAGTCTTCTCGTGACCAACCCTGATACGGGGATCACACCAAATCTCAAATCCTGCTTCGATAGCGTCGAGGCAGAAACTCACATCCTCTCCACACATATCCTGGACATCGCCAGACTCAAAGACTTGCATCTTCGGTGCGAACCATGGATACTTCATCTCTTCGTGCTCAAAGACTCCATTCTTAATCAGAACCCATCCGAAACCTGTGTAGTCTACAGTGAAGGGCTTCTTACGCTTGGACATCGTTTCACCAGTCTCATGATTCATGACACCACCGTTGTTACGGAAGTCTCCTTCTTCTAACCAGTGAGCAACAGATGTAGTACGACCATCTTCAGTCATATACCAACCAGCTGCAATTTCCTTCTCCATAAGAACCAACTGCAAGAACTTCTCAGTATTGTAAACAATATCCGAGTCGATCCACAACTGATAATCATACTTAAGTTTTCCGTCCCAGGGAACCTGATCAGGACCACGAAGGACATTCGCTCCAAGACACTTGCATCTTGCAAAGTTTACCATGGAGGAATAGTCTTGACTGATCTGAATACTGGCTCCCATTTGCACCAGATCAAAACTCAGTTGTAAAAAACTCTTGAGGAACTGATAAGAACATCCGCGACCTGGCATACAGAAGACAATTGCCTTGCCCCTGAGCATCTCGCGAGCCTTATCATAGTCCCATTCTGGTTCTTCTTTCTTCTGGGGTGCTTTTGCTTTTACAGTAAATCCTTTAGCCATAACGATTAATTACGCATCATCATTCTAACAGTTTATATAGTACGAGTCAATTACCCGTCATATTCTTCTTCGAGGAAGATCCCATCGACATCCAGAGTCATTACGATCTCTGTCCCATCATACCAATCAAGTTCATTACAATAGTTCTCAGGTATTGTTATGACATACTCATTACTTACAGGATCGACCCATATAGTAGATTTTACCTTGTGGGATTTTTTTTCCATACACGAACCTATGAGTTCGTTTTTATATATGAAATATTTTTTTTATTCCATTGATATATCGAGCTCGAATTCGGTTCGTTGTAGGTTACAAGGACCCATCAAATTTAAACCACTGTCTAATAAGAACTGTGTGTCTACTAAGTGATACTCACAGCATCATGATGTAGGTCCCCCTCAATGATACTCAGAATACCTCAGAATGCCTCAGAGCTGTTACATAGTGCCTGTGAGTGATTGATAGCCAGCTGGCATGTGATTGGTGTGCCTGGGTGATGTCCTCCCTATTATACCATGATGATGCCAGTCTTTGCAATGTGTCTCATAATACTCATAAGAACTGTGTGTGGACTATGTAACATAAAAATCCGAATTACTTGACAAACTCCGATCCTCATGGTACGCTCGCTTAGCTGACATCTCCTCCGCACATTTCTAAGGTTTATAACACTTTCTACAAAACAGGCATATATGTTTTTTTAACCCTTTTTAAATGATTTGATAATACACTTGGAAGACACTTGCAAGACGCCCCAGAGACACTCAGAGGGGTCTATTTGTCGTCTATGATGATTATACTATGTTGCTGGTTAGGGTACACACAGATGCAACACTGATTACTTCCGCGTCCATCAGGATTAGGTTTAGAGCTAAGGCAAATGGTTACATATTCTTCATCGATGAAGTTAATGAAACCTTTCATTCCTTGGTAGGTTACTGACTGACCGCTGATGAACATGGTGATGATAGTTGATAGAGTGTGCTATCTAATAGGTCTGTGATATGTAAAGGCAATTGACCTTTACTTTCCCATCTATTTCTATACTCTACTGTGAGTGATCTAAGTAATCCTAACTGTGTTGCACTAAGTTCAACTTTCATCATTACCAATTAGCGAGGATAAGTTCTTCAGATAGGACAGGTTCTTCGGGGACAATGTTTAACAAATCGTCTCCTCTATTATACCACCAATCATGGGGGATTGCATCCATGATTTGTTCGATGTCGTAATCAAGTTTATCCATGGCGGTGATACTCCTAGTCTAGAGAATTTCCAGAGATGTGACATCAATGTCTTCTAACATTATATCACATATGCGAGCAATTTCCTTTTGGGATGATGCTTCGATCTTAAAGATGAATCCATCGGTATCATGACGCAGAATCATGATGTTCATATGTTCTTCATATTTAGCGATGAAGTTGGCAATCAGATGAGGATTATCATCAGTGAATGATATGAATAGTTCAGCAGATTCGGGCGAATAGAATTCAATACCTTTGGCAAGATTGTCGAGGGAGAGCTTAGACACGAAAGGAAAAGTCACAGGATGAGGAGTAAGAAAAGGATGGAATAAAAGCGGGCATAGATTGATGCCCACTCTTTTTTAGATTTAATCATCAGGCGAAGCAATAACCGTTAACAAAATCATCAGCGTTGAAGACTTTGCTCTGACCTGCCTGCCCTACAAATTTGCGGACATACCAAACGAAATCCTTTTGAAATACTCCTTCGCCAGTGATGCAGAACTCATCACAGAGAGCGTTGAGGCGTGATTTTGTGGTTACAGACTGCCAACCGCCATCGAAGATGGTCATATCGTTGTCTGAGACCTCAGCGATTTTGTTGCCGTGTAGGCGGACGATGCTGATGCCTGTTTCTGAATCGAAGTGGACTGAGGTGTTGCCAGACTTCCAATCGATGTTGGCGTGGATGGCAGCGTTCATCTGAGTTTCGATCTTTCGCATGATGTAGAAGAGAAGAGAGTTTGAGAGCGTGGCGGGTGTTATCCCCTCCACTCCTTTAATATACAC